CGGCCTGCGGGGCATTGAAGGCAAGTACGAGATGATCCCGTCTCAGTACGACAAGATTTTCACCAAGCACGACTCGAAGCTCGCTCTCGAACGTACCGCTGAAATGCGTTACCTCGGGCTGGCGCAGTTGAAGACCGAAGGTGGCCAGACCTCCTTCGACAACTCGGCTGGTGAGCGTTTCGTGTACAACCAAGAGCACAACGAAATTGCTCTCGGCTACGCGATCACCCGCAAGGCCATCGACGACAACCTGTACAAGACGCAGTTCCACCCGTCGAACCTGGGCATGATCGAGTCGTTCCAACAGACCAAGGAAATCTACGGCACCAATATCCTGAACAGCGCCACGACCTACAACGCCGCCATCGGCGGCGACGGCGTGTCGCTCCTCGGGTACAACTCGTCTAGCTCTCTGGTGAACCACCCGATTGACGGCGGCACCGTGGCCAACACCCCGTCCACCCAGGTGGACCTGAACGAAGCCACCCTGCTGAACGCGATGATCTCGATCCGCACGAACTTCAAGGACCAAGCCGGTCTGAAGGTGTTCGCGCGTGGCCGTAAGCTCGTCGTTCCGCCGCAACTGGAGCCGGTCGCCATCCGTCTGACCAAGACGGAACTGCGTCCGGGCACCGCCGACAACGATGTCAACGCCATCCTGACCACCGCCGGTGGTCTGCCGGAAGGCTACATGGTCAACGACTTCCTGACCTCGGCGTATGCTTGGTTCCTGCTGACCAACATCGATGGTCTGGCCTACATGGAGCGGGTTAAGTTCGAATCCGACATGCAGGTTGACTTCGTAACGGACAATCTGCTGGTCAAGGGCTACGAGCGGTACTCCTTCGGGTACTACAACTGGCGCTCGATCTGGGGTTCGACCCCCACGTCGTAATCGGCTTGGGCTCCCTCTCGGGGGAGCCCTTCACCCTCAAGGAGATTGACACATGTCATCTACTGTCTTTACGGGGCCGGTTCTGGCGGGCAACGTCTTGCAAAGCGACGGCACTGGCGCTCTCGCCGGTTTCGGCGGCAGCAGCGGCACGCAAAACGTCGGTTTTGTTCAAATGGCGCAATCTGCGCCCATTACGCAATCTTCGACCGCTGCGGCCACCACCATCGTGATCCCGGCCCAAAGCCAAATCACGGACATCTACGTCAACGTCACGACCGGCTGGGGCTCTAGCGGCACCCTGGGCATCGGCACCTCCTCGGCTGCTAACGAACTGGCCACCGGCATCGCCGCCACCAGCTTGGTTCAGGGCCAATACACCGTGCCCGTAACCAGCCTGATCGCGGCCTGGAACAACTCCAGCGCCACCCAGGACGTTCAGATTTACGTCAAGTCTAGCGCCGGAACCGCCGGTGTCGCCGTTCTGACGGTCTGCTATCTGCAGGGCATCAACGGCTACACCAACGGCCAATACACCTAATAGGAGGCACCCATGAAGGGCCATAAGATGCATCATGCGGGCCGCAAGCACCGCAACACTGGCGGGGTCAATGAGGCCGAAATGGACCTCCGCGACAACCCGGAAGCGCGTACCAACGCCAAGGAAATCGACCACGAAGCCGAAGAGCGTAAGCACGGCGGCCATGTGAAGCGCACTAAGCGCAAGCACGGCGGCCATGTGATGAAGCACGAAGGCATGGGCCCGGAGCATGAAGCTACCGGCGGTCGCGCCAAGCGCAAGCGTGGTGGTCATGTGGTTCATCACCACACCGGCCACGTCAAGCACGTCGGCTCGGTCCACGGCGAACACGGCGCTCACCACGCGGGTCGCAAGCCCCGCAAGTCGGGTGGCCGCGCGACCTCGGACAACAACCCGTTCACCTCCGCTGCCAAGGGCACTGCTGCCAAGGGCCGGAAGCTGGACATGGAAATGGACGGCGGTCCCGGCGAAGAATAATCTTTGCCGAACCTTTGACTGAAGAAGCGGGGGCCTTTGTGCCCCCGTTTTACCATGAGGGCTCAATATGTCTGGAGCTTGGACCCGCAAGGAAGGCAAGTCACCTTCCGGCGGCTTGAATGAAAAGGGACGGGAGTCCCTGCGCGCCGAGGGTCATAACATCAAGCGCCCGGTGACGGCGCACGAGGCTGCTCACAGCGATGAAGCCGCCAAAAGACGAGATAACTTTCGCACTAGAATGTGTGGTATGAAAGATAAACTGACGTCGGCGAAGACAGCCCACGATCCTAATAGTAGGATCAATCTGGCGCTGAAACGCTGGGACGTTAAATGCTAGAAAGGGACCACTGATGGCAGCTTCAATTACGTCGAGCGGCATCACGCTGGACTCCATTACGAAAAATGGAAAGTTTGAGCCGTTTGAGCTTCAGGTTTCTCGTGGACAGATCACGGGTCATTCTGTTGTAAATATCTTCGGGTTCCTTCCCTCTTCGTCTTTCTCTGCGGGCGGAATTTACAGGACGGTTTGGGAAAACTCCCCGACTACCGATTACGCTTTCCCGTCCTCGGCTGTGACGATGTCGCTGGTTAGCGCGAACAATGCCGACACCGCCACCATTCTGATCGTCGGCCTTGACGCCAGCTATAATCTGATCTCGGAGACGCTGGCCCTGAACGGAACGACTTCCGTTCCGACGGTCAATAAGTATTTCCGCATCAACAATATGTCCGTGGCCATTGGCAGCCCCACCAATCCGGCTGGCGTGATCACGCTCACTAATGGCGGCGTCACCTACGCCCAAATCAGCACTGCTCAATTCGGCGCGGGCGCGGGAAACACTGCCAGCATCGGCACGAGCCAAATGGCCCTCTATACGGTCCCGGCTGGCTACTCTCTCTATCTGAGCCGCTTTGACGCTTTCTCGTCCTATAACGGCAACACCGCGAACTATCTGACTTACCGAGCGGTGACGAACACTTCCGCCGGTGTGCAGAAAATCATTCTGCAGTCGCCCTGGGATTCGACCTACGAGATTCAGCGTAAATACCCGTTCTCTTACGCCTCTGGCACGGACATCCGGTGGCAGGTTGCGACGAGCGGAACGACTGCTGTATCGGTTGGGATCAACATCGAAGGCGTCCTGATCGCTAACGACGGCTCCTTCTAAAGGGAAAATTATGACCACCAGCCAGACGTACAACTTCAATCCGTCTCTGGGCGAGGTCACTCTCTACGCTTACAATCTGTGCGGTATTCGCAACACCGCGATTGTTCAGGAGCATATGGAGGCCGCCCGCATGGCGGCAAACATGCTTCTTGGACGGTGGTCGTCTGAGGGTGTGAACCTGTGGGCTGTTGACCTGCAGACGATCCCCCTTGTTCAAGGTCAGGCCACTTACAGCATCCCGACCAATACGATCACGATGCTGGATACGTATGTCGTCCAGAATAGCGGCGGATCATCGATCAACCGTTTAATTCTGCCGATCAGCCGCACTGAATACGCCAGCTACCCGAACCCCCAGCAGCAGGGCTTTCCGACTACTTACTGGCAGGACCGCCTGATCAACGGCACCGTCACCCTGTGGCCGGTGCCGGATGGCAATGAGAGCGCGCTGAATTACTACCGCGTGCGGCAAATTCAGGATTCTAACTTCACCAGCGGCCAGACCGTCGAAATCCCGGTCTACTTCCTTGAAGCTTTCGCCTACGGGCTTGCCCTGCGTCTGGCGATGATCTGGGCTCCTGAAAAGGTTCAGATGATTAAGCCGCTGGCTGACGAGGGCTACGCCATCGCCGCCGCCCAAAACATCGAAAATGCCCAGCAGTACATCTCCCCGACCATCTCTGGCTACTTTAGGCCATGAGCATCGATACGTTTTACGTCTATGAACACTGGCGCCCTGATAAGGGCGAATGTTTTTACGTGGGAAAAGGTAAAAAAAATCGCGCTCTTTATTTAAAACAACGCAACAAACATCATGCCGCAATTCAAGCAAAATTGGCTTGGCAAGGATTATGCGTTGAAATAAAAATTATTTCTCATGGTTTGACGGAAGAAGAAGCGTTCAATCTTGAGACGAAGCGAATACTTTTTTGGCGGGCTGACGGAGCCGACTTGGCAAACCGCACTTTAGGGGGTGGGGGAATTTCTGGGCTGGTCCATACAAAAGAAACGCGCAAAAAAATGAGTGTTTCTCAAAAAAAGCGAAGCCCGCGCCCTCCTCATTCCATGGAGGTAAGGGCAAAAATTAGTCGGGCTCAAATGGGGCAAAAAAGAAGGCTTGGCATTCCTCAAAGCGATAAAACAAAAAAAATTCTTGCTGATCTGGGTCGCAAGAATTTTGAAATCTTTAAAAAATATATGTCCATGGGGCCTGCTGCATCATCAAAAAGAGTTGTTTGCGTAAATGATAATTTATCATTTGAGAGCGCAAGCGCCGCAGCAAGGCATTATGGTGTGGCTAAAAGCTCCGTGATAGAATTGTGTTTAGGTAAAAAACACAGAAAAACAGTTGGCGGAAAAGTCTTTAAATACGAGGAGGCGTAAATATGGCGTATGCCTCAAGATCAGGTAGGGCAAGAACAAGTCCTAGTAACCCGCAGGCGTTTGCCGTTTGTGACAGGTGTTCGCTCTGGTATAATTTTTGCGACCTGCAGTGGCAATTTGACTGGCGCGGCGCGGCGCTCCAAAACCTTCGCATTCTGGTTTGCCGCGACTGCCTTGATACGCCGCAGGAGCAACTGCGAGCCATTGTCGTCCCTGCTGACCCTACGCCTATCGTGAACGCCCGGACAGAAAACTACGCCGCCGACGAAACCGATTATCGAACAATCTCTGCGCCTACTGTCTATGATCCTACAACCGGCATTCCGGTGCCGGGAACAACGACGCGGATTACGCAAGACGGCAGCAATCGGACGACGCAGCCCCTGGGGCCGCCCACCGGCCTGACACCGAATGCGATCTCGCCTCTTTTTGATGGTCAGGCATATGACGTGCAATTGCCCGTCTTGTCGATCATTGCCAACGGCAGCGACCAGATTGCGGTGACATGTTCATCCCCGCATAATTTGTCTACAGGTTCTCAGATTTCAGTTTCCGGCGTTCGAAATAATAAGGCGTCTGGCTTCTACAGCGTTACGGTTACGACCGGAACTGCGTTTACCTATCAAGCCAATGTAGCTATACCCTCGGGAAGCCTTCTTGGCTCTACAACCATTGTGGCGACCGCGCTTGTCGGGGTTCCGTATAATTACAATCAAATTCCGCAGACTGGTATTTAACGATGGCAAGCACGACAATCCCTAATCTGCCGTTGACCATCTCCCTAACCGGAACTGAGCAGCTTGAGGCCGTTCAGAGCGGATCTTCGGTCAGGGTCACAGCATCTCAGATTGCGGGATTAGCGGGTAATGTTGATGGGCCAGCGTCAGCTACGCTTAACTCCGTCCCCACGTTCTCCAGCACCAATGGGCAGACACTACAGGCTACATCGGTCACGATCAGCGTAGCGGGAAATTTGTCGGTTCCGGGGAAAACTATTCAAATTGCGACAACGAATACGCCCGCATCATCCAGCGCCGCTGGCGTGGCGGGCACTATTTGCTGGGATACAAGCTACCTGTATATTTGCACGGCAACGAATACGTGGAAGCGTATTGCTCTGACCAGCTTCTAACGGGGTAGTCCCTTATGTCTAACGCGACAATCCCGAACCTCCCCCTAACTACGTCTCTCACCGGGACGGAGCAGCTTGAGGCTGTTCAGGCTGGGACATCTGTTCGTGTAACGTCGGCGCAAATTGCCGCTTTGGGACTTGGGCCTACGGGCCCGACCGGAGCCGTTGGCCCCACCGGGCCTACAGGCCCAACTGGTCGCACGGGCCCCACGGGGCCGACCGGGCCGACCGGGCCGACCGGGCCGACCGGGCCCTCTGGGTCTTCATATGAAACCAGCAGCATCTCCACGCTGACCATTGGTCTGGGCACGCAGACGCTGAATGTCGGCCTGGGCCTATCTTACACAATCGCGCAGTCAGTCATTATCGCCTACAGCCCGACTGTTTGGATGGTCGGGGCTATCACGTCTTACAACCCCGCCACCGGCGCGATGGTTGTCAGTGTTAATGATGTGTCCGGGTCGGGCACTTACTCATCCTGGCAAGTCAATCTTGATGGCGCCGTTGGACCTATGGGCCCGACTGGGCCTACGGGTCCGACGGGCCCCACAGGACCGACGGGCCCTACGGGTCCAACTGGGCCGACTGGGCCGACTGGGCCACAGGGCATTCAGGGTATTACGGGGCCGACCGGGCCGACTGGTCCGACGGGAACCACGGGCCTAACTGGTGCTACAGGGCCCACTGGTCCGACGGGGCCCACGGGGCCTACGGGGCCTACGGGCTCCCAAGGTAATCTTTACGCCACTACCAGCATCACGTCCCTGACGATTGGTACGGGATCGCAATCCCTAACGGTTGGGGCTGGTCTGTCATATACGGTTGGGCAGCCGGTTTCGATTGCCTATACGACTGCCTACGAAATGTTTGGATACGTCTCCTCGTACAATTCCGGCACCGGCGCGATGGTGGTGACGGTTGTGTACACCATCGGCACAGGCACGCTGTCGTCGTGGAACGTAAATATTTCCGGGTTCTCCGGCCCCACGGGTCCGACTGGTCCGACGGGCCCGACTGGTCCGACGGGCTCTACCGGGTCCGTAGGCCCCACTGGTCCGACTGGTCCGACGGGCTCTACTGGGTCCGTAGGCCCCACGGGTCCGACTGGTCCGACGGGC